ATTTTATCTCCAGGAATATCAATATTTTTTCCATAACGAGTCATGAGTGCAGATCCTAAAGTTATTGCTGGAATATTTGCAGCATTGGAATAAAAATCTACTTTAGGAGCTTTATGTAAATTGAACTTAAATCCAGTAGGTGACAGGAAATTTCTATTTGTTGGCTGATTGTTCCAAGTAGTCTTTCCCATTTTTTAAACTATTTATTCCATAAAAAAAGGACCCCTTTTTGAGGGGTCCTTGAGGATTTATGGAATCCAAATTACATAAGATTTTTGATTTGAACTCTTCTGTAATAACGATTTGAATTTGCTTTAATTGCACCAAAGTCTTGTGAAGTTCCATTTGCAAATGGGTTTGCAACCATTCCATATCTAGTCTTAAAGCCAATTTTAGGTTGGAAAGTATCTTGTCCAACTGCACGTACCATTTGTAAAGGTACATAAGGGCAATAGAATAGACCTGCATCAAAAGGATTGGTTCCTTTATATCCAACAACATAATATTGATTAGCAGCAAGGTTTGCAGCATATGGGTCAATATAAACCTTAAATTTGCCATTCAGAACACCAGCAAAAGTATTGCCAGTATCATCAACATTAAGGTTTGCATTAAGTGCAGGGGTGTAGTCAAGAAGACCTGCCATAGTAAGAGCAGAAGCTACATCAGATGAGCATAGAATCACATTACCCTTTCCTCTACGAGTTCTAAATGCAATAGCATTAGCATCTCTTTCAAGTTGGAATAACAGACCTTTGAACTTCTCAACTGACCATCTACCATTAGAATCTACATCTAGGTCAAATACTCCTGCATTAGCTACATTGGTCTGAGCACCAGGCTCTCCAATTTTGTAGATAGTTCTAATAACTTCTCTATTGATTTCTGCAAGGATTTCAGTTGAGAGGATATTAGCAAGTTCAGCCTCAGCATCAAGACCATGAATTGCCTTTAGATCTTGTGCAAGTTCTAAAGTATATTCTGCTTTCAGTGCTCTAGTTCTTGCAGTAACAGAAAGCTTCTCAATACCAAATGCCATTGAGTTGAATTGATCACCTGCATCTGAACCTAGATTCTCTGAATCATATGTACTCATTCCTTGACCAACTCGGTACTCTTGCCCAGTTGCTCCAGAATTATTAAGATCTGCTGGGTTTGATCCTGCAGCAAGTCCGCCTGCAGCAAATCCAGTAGTACCAAATCCTACAGTAGCATTTCCATCAGTTCCACCAGTATAATCTCCAGTGGTAGTATTAAATCCACTATCTTGACCAGAGTAAGCAGTATCAGGTTCATCAAAAAATGCTTCTACTCCATTCTGATCTACATACTTAGATCTCATTGCAAAAATGAGTCCAACAGGACCACTCATTGGCTGTACACCTGCTAAGTCATAAGCGACTAAGTTTGGCATAGAGCGTCTAATTAGAGAAATTAGAACTGGATCAAAACCTGCAACAGGTCCTCCTACAGCAGCTCCACCAGAGAATCCTGCTGCACCGCCAGCACCAGCTTGGCTAGCATAAGATCCTGCAGGGGTTTCTGTGAGGAATCCTCTTTCTTCTCTAAGAAATTTTTCTTGGTTTTCTAACAGAACAGCGGTAACAGCCTTTTTGTATGGATCTTTGATCTCAGCAAGACCATTAGCCTCTAGAAGAGGCCCCCACTTGTTCTGCAATTGTTCTGAAAGGAACATTGCTTTTTCTCCTTGTTTCTTGTAAAAGTGTGTTTAACTAAAAATATTTATTATGAAAGGTTTTTCACTTAGAGAATTTTCTAATTGCATCTATATAAGCATTCATTTGAGGACCATGATCCTCATAAACTTGCTCTAGTAGCACCTCATCTCTTGGAAAATTAGAATTTCTTGCGAAATATGAATCTTTAAGAATTTCTAACTTTTCACGATAGTCTTGTTCACCTTCAAACCCAACACTTTCAGCAAGACTTGCAAGTTTATCTTTCTGAGTTAAAGCTAACCCTTCAGATACATCATTTAAGATAGTGTCGCTCACTGCTTCACTAAGTCTTTTATTTAGTTGAACATTTTTTTCAATCTGTTCATTGAGTTTGTACTCCATTTCATCTAGTCTTTCGACCATTCCCTCTACTACATTATATTTATCTTCAGGAATTTCTACATAATGTTCTTCAAAGAGTGATTTTAGTCCACTCATAAATGATTCTGAGAGTTCAGATTTAATTCCAGTTTCTACTTGAAGAGAATTTTCTTCTAACCATTCTGTAGAAACATACTCTAAATATGAATCAACCCTCTCAGTAAGATCTTCTGAAATTGATTTTACTTCTTCTTCAAGAGCAACTGCATATCTATGATCTAAAGTCTCTTTAATTTCAGTAATTTTATTTTTTAATGCAGTTTCAAATATCAAAGTTGCCTTTTCTTTAAAACTTTCAGAGAGATCTTCATTGCCCACAAGAGCATTTACATCATCTGAAAAATTATAACTAAACTCTTCTTTATCATAAGATTCTTCTACTTTTTTATTTTTCTTCTTTTTCTTATCAGCATCATCTTCATCATCTTCATCATCTTCATCATCTTCATCATTATCTTCGTAGCTTTTCTTATCATCACATGATGCTTCTGTTACTTCATCAGCATCTTCATCATCATCTTCATCTACCAAAGATTCTTCATCTTCATAATTTTCATAAGATATTGCAGATTTGTTAAGTGTCTGCATTGGATCTGCAGCCTTTGCACCTTTATTCACTACATTTTTGACTTGCTTAAGGCTTTTTCCTGGAAAATTATATTTGTTTGAATCATCTGTAGATTTTGAATTGAACGGAGTTGGACCTCCAAGATCTTCAGCACTACCAGTTTGACCATCCACTATTCCAGTATTGATCTTAGGCATAGCTTCTGCAGCTACTGCGCCTTTGTTAACTGCTGTTACAGATTTTTTAGATGATACTTCCATTTCTTGTAATTTTTTACCAATACTCATTTGTATGCTCCGAATAAAAAATTCTTTGGTTTATTCTATATTTATTTATAATTTACAAATTTGACAAATAGTTATTTAAAAGTTTTAATTTATTTGTTTCTGTAAGTTTTCTTTGTCTGGATAATGCCTCAATCATAGTTTTTGTTTTTTTTGCTGCAATTTCTTTTAATAATCCTCCATGCCATACCCACTCCTTACCTTCCATAATTCCTTGGACAAATGCATCTGGGGCAGAAGGATCTGCTACTATATCAGCAGCAGTTGCTAACATAAAATCATCACCTACATACTTAATTCCATTTTTTTCTATTAAAGATCCAACTCCTCTGGTAGAAACTCCAAGCATTACCCCTTCTCCTAAAAGAGATTTTGCAATATTTCCCATTGGAGTATCAAGAATTTTTGCTTTTCCTATAAATGTATTCCCCTCAGCATGTAATGAGGTAATCATGTGAGAAACTTTATGGAGATTTATAGAAGGTCCATCTGGATGCCCAAGCTCTCCCAAAGCTCTGCCACGACTAACAAAACTTTCATTATACCTTTTTACCTCTCTTTCAAGAATTTGATATGGATAACATCTTCCATTTCTATTTGTAACTTCTGCCTGAAGAAAAGGTCCAGTAATATAAAGAGTTTTTGTTCCATTTTTACTTTCTGTAATAATTTTTACAGATTCTATTTCTTCTCTGATAAGTTTCATTTTTATGCCTGTGATGCGATTTGGACTTCTGCAATATGCAAATGAGTATTATTTGTTTCTGCGTATGCTTCAACTTTTACGCATCTAGAGGCAGTAGCATTTGTAACAGTAATTACACCAACAACTGAACTAGTGTTTGCATTTATAATCATTGAATTTGCACCTGGATTAATACTAGATACAGTTGCAAATGAAGTATTTACTCCAGATGGTTGTGCAGATAAAATACTAATTCTATCTCCAACAATGAAAGGAACTCCTGCATTTTCTGCAAAAGTAATTGTAGTGCTAGTACCAGTTGTAATACCTGTTATTTGTTGTCTAGCAACTCTAAATTTTAAAATTTCACTTGTATTTTGTGGTATTATAAAACTAGATTCAGTGTTTGCGATTCCAGTAACAGAACCTTCAATTACGTGAACGTGAGCATTTCCTCCAGATGAAGTCATCCTCAAATAACCAGATTGTAAATTAATTACTCCACTTGTAGCAATTCCGCTATTTAAAATTGTTATTGCAGTAATATTTTGTACAATTTTTAAAGCCATTATTCTTTCTCTGAGTTAAACATTGTTTGTGCTACATGTGGAGTAAAATTATCAATGTTCACAGCAGACTTTGTATATAGAATTTCTTTAATTTTGTCAGAAACTTCTTCTGCAGAACTTCCATTCAATACCATACTCATAAATTCATTACTAGGTTGCATTAAATTTCCTCAAGATTTATGTAAGTATTTATATTTCTGCTGCTTTACTGTTGATTGAAGTTGACTTATCTGCTCCTGATACCTGTGGTTCTGTTGGAACTTGTCCCATCATTTGGTCACTGGGTCCTCCTATGATTGGCATACCATCAGGGCCAACAGGAGGAGCTAATTTTGGATCAGGATAATCCCCATTCTCAATTTCAGTTTTCATTAATTTTGTTTGATCTACAATTTCTTGATCAGTTTGTCTTAAAACTTTTCTTTTTACAAAATCTTTAGAATAATATGTTCCAATATATGGCTGAACTGCCATCATTAAATTAATTCGTTCTGTCATTAATTCAGTTTCCTTCAGCTCGCTGAAGTGATTGTCATATAAGTAATCATATTGAATATGCTCACTCATTGTTGCCCAATCTTCTGGAGTGATTATATTCTTAAGAATAAGTTGTGTTTTTAATATATCATGAAAAAGATTACTAAATCTTTTTCTCATTCTTCCAACATATTTGGTAAACATTAACTCATCTCTAAGAATTTCGGACGATCTTCCTAAATTAAATCCTCCATCAGAAGCAGTTCTAGATTCTGGAATGTTCAATGCCCTAAAAAGTTTCTTTTGAAAATATTGAACATCTGTAAGTTCTCCAAGATTTTGTCCTCCAGGAAGAGTTGTGATTTCAGTTCCTCTACCACCTTCTCTTCTT